GGCATTTATATTAATATATTAGTTTTTTAATATATTACTTATTTAATAACTAATAATGCTAAATAAAATTCATAATATAAAAAATATTTTATGAATTATTAAATTAGATTTTATATTTCTAAATCATATTTTTCTTTTATTTTCTCTCTAAATATAGTCATCTGTTCTTCTAATATATAATTATCAGGCAACACCATTCTTAAATTCAGTCTTTTTTCATCGGCGCCAACACTTTTTTTATCAAATACAAGATGAGGTTTATTACGTTCTTGTTTTAAGGTAATATAAGTAGGCAATGCCGTGTCGGTAGTATCTATTGGATACTCGTCATTTTCTAAATCAGTTACAACTTTATTTGCGCTGGCTAATTTTTCAAATAGACTTATTTTATTTGATTTGCTAGATATCCAATGTTTATCTAATTTTGGATGTTTTTCTACCTTAAAGAATTCTCTATAAAGTTTTTTTTCTTTATTATAACATTCATTATAATATACTACATATTTCATCATCATTTGTTGCGTAAGACCCTCCGGCAATTCACGAGCATTTGATTTACGCTCACGTTTAGTCCCTTCAGAAATGCCCTTTGAATTTTGTTCTTGTTCACTTCGGGATGCGATTCGCAGATTTGTAATTGTATTATTTAAAGGATTACGGTCAATATGGTCAACACTAATATTTTTTGTGCCCTTTCCATTACCATAACAGTTCATAATGATTTGATGCATAAACAAAGAATTCATTGAACTTAATATGTATCCATTTGAATGTTTGTGCCATGTAATTTTTTTACCTTCATTCTGCGTTATTTCAAAATTTAATATTATTTTATAACTTTCTTCGCATAATTTACATATAGTATTTTTTTCACAATACATCAATATGTAAATACGATCATTTTCTTTAATTTTCCACATAGGGTTTTTCATAAAATAAGGGTCAACGCCATTTTTTGAATAATGTCCAGGCACATATTCAATAACGTCGTATTCGGCCGATATTATTGAATTATAATGATGTGAACAGACAACATTACTTTTTCGTAAATCCAAAATATTATTGTTTTTGAAGACATAATCTACATTCACATCCTTAAAGCCAAATATAAATTGTAAATAATTAATGCGAGCAGTGTTATAAAGATAGGATGGATAAATATCGCTTTCTGTGTAAAATATAAATTTTTTTTTAAAATTAATTATTTTATCGCGCTCTTCAATATCAACGTAATAAGTTTTATTATTATATTGAATAATTCCACAATTTAATTCGTTGTTAAAAGAATATATCGGCTTTGTCATTTCGGTATAGGTATTTGTATAGCAACGATAAATAACATTTTCAATTTTGTTGGTATTCATATTATAAATATATAATATGAGTTTTCTTTATATTCTTTTTCAACTAATATACTTTTCGTATTAGTTGTTTTAATTACTATAGGCTAACCCGCCCATACCACTCATCACACGCAACACGTTGTAGTTGACGGCATACACGCGGACCTTGGCGGTCTTGGTGCCTTCAACGGTCGCATTGGACAACACCAGCTGGAGAGTGGCGTTATCAATGCGCGAGAAGTTGCAGGAGCCCGAGGGCTGGTGCTCTTCCGGTCGGAGGGCGAACGAGTAGACGTTGATACCAGTGTCGGGGTTGCGGGTGTGGTGTTGGTAGGGTTGGACGAGGTCAAAGTAGGTACCTTCACGCTCCGAGAAGCGGTCCTGGCCATTGAGCTGAAGCTTGGCGGTGACCACGGGGTTCTCACCCCAGCAGTGCATGTCGAGCGACGTCTCCGTGAGGACGAACGTACCGGCATCAGAGACGGTCGATTCGAAATCACTAGTGGTATTAATGAAACCACCTTCACCGCCCGCCACACTGCCGGTCCAGAAACTGGAACCAGTAACATCAATGGCACCGGCTTCCGAGAAGAGACCAGACGCACCAATGAAAGAACCAGTGGTAGCCGCAACACTTTGACGACCACCGAACGCCTGGATGGAGTTAGGGAGGGCATCAATGGCATCAGTGTAGTTGAAGGGCTGGGCACCGAGGGTCTTGTAGAGAAGAGTGTTGCAGGTCAAAGACGAGCAATAATCAACGTTCTGGTCAGGCTGGACAACCCAGATCAACTCCTTGCAGGGGTGGTTAAAGTTGAGCTTGATCTTGTTGGACGAAGAACCGACGGACTCATCACCAGTGAACTGGAGTTGTTCAATCAGGTACTCGTGGGGGTTCTGGGCCATACGGCGGCGCTCATCGGTGTCGAGGAAGACGTAGTCAACATACAGCGACGCGGCAACCAGGGATTGCTGGTAGGCGGCAGTGACCTTAACCGTGGACGAAGTAGTGCACGACAAGGTAGACACGGCCCACAAGCACTCATCAATCGGGCGAATATCAAGGTTAATCTTGACTTCGTGGTATTGAAGGGCAATGAGAGGAAGCGCCAACCCAGGGTTTCGGCAGTACCAGAATTGCAGGGGAACATAGAGGGTGGTTTCGGGGAGGGCGTTACGGGGAGCGCAGACCTGGCGAGGTGCGCTGGAGTCGCAAGGACCATCAACATCCGAGAAAGAGGGGTCAGTCAAGAAGGTCAACTGGGTGGTGTTACCGACCATCTTGAAGTAACCACGCTCCTGCTCCTTGGAGAGCGTGAGCTGATTCCACAAGTGCATCCAGTCACCATACTGACGATCAATACGTTGACCACCGATTTCAACTTCAACCTGGGAGATGAGTTGCTCACCAGGGAAGTCGAGCCAGCGGGCATACACAGACTTGGTGGTACCCGAGTTAGACAACGACTGCCCGATTTCGGGGAGCGTCACCTGCAAGTAAGTGCGGTATGCCAAATCACCGTTTCGGCTGATCGTGCAGGTCACACGGCGACCGAAGTCGGCTTGACCGTTGAACGTTTGCTCAATGGATTCCATGGCAAAGTTCGTGTGGCGACGGTAAGTCACCTTCCAGAAGGTAATCTGAGGATTACCAGTGAGATAGACATCTTGAGCTCCATAAGCGACCAATTGCATTAAACCTCCTCCCATTGTTATAATATTGCTAAAGAAAAAAAAATTTTGAATTTTAATTTAATTAATTAAATAAATTAAAATTAAGCCTCAAAAATTTTATTGAACTTATATAAAAGTTCTTAAAGTTCTTAAAGTTCTTAAAGTTCTAAAAGTTATATAAAATTATTATTCTTATTATTTTCATTTATTATTATTTTATTATTCTAATTTCATATTGTTTTCTATAAATTTTTGTAAATAAGTTTCTAAATATATTTCCTTTTTTCCTTCATGTTTTTTACAGAAATAATATTTATTATCTATTTTTTTAACATTCCAGCCAGACTCAATCGCATTGTATATAAATCTCATTTTTTGTAGTTTTATAAAATCTATTTCTGTCTCTTTATTAACATTAAAACTTATTTCATTAAAACTTATTTCATTAAGACTGATTTCATTAAGACTTTGTTCCATTTAATCAATATATTAGAAAACATTAATTAATTCTAAACTAGCATTAATTAAAAATATTTTAATTATTTTTAAAATATTTTTAATTAAACAAATATAACACTGTATAATCATAGTAAATGCCTGCTTTTAAGCCTAAAAATAGTAAAAAATTAATATTAATAAATAAAACAAATATAACACTTGATAGCAAACACAAAGAAATAACTGATTCTTTTAAAAAGGAATTAACTGAAGTTCTTCCTAAATTACAAGATGAAAAAAAGGGTCTACTAAATTTATTAAAAAATCCTAATATTTCTATTGATGAAAAATTAAATATACAAGATAAAATAATTGAAATAAAAAAATATATAAAAAATATAAAAATAAAAGAAAAAGAGTATCTATTAAAAAACTCTCAATACATTTTTGATTATTTTGAAGATAAAAAAAATATATCAGACAATAATAAACAAACAACAACCCTACTTGATAATTTTTTTAATTTACAAAAAATTGATAAAACTGATAATTTTGAATTAAAAGAAATGAATAATATTAAAAAATATTTTTTAAATATTAATGAATCGTTTTTAGATATAGATAATTTTGTATTAAATACTGATATTTGTCGGTTTTGTAAAAAAGGCGAGATGATTCCGATTGACCATGAAGGTATATTAGTATGCAATTTATGTTCTAAAATAATGAAATATCTAGTTGAAAATGAAAAGCCATCCTATAAAGATCCGCCGAAAGAAGTCTGTTTCTATGCGTATAAAAGAATTAACCATTTCAGAGAAATTTTAGCACAATTTCAAGCGAAAGAATCAACACAAATACCCGAAGAAGTGATTGAAAATATTAAATTACAAATTAAAAAAGAGAGAATAGATATCGCTCAATTAAATAATAAAGGAGCGAAAGAAATCTTAAAAAAATTAGGATATAATAAATATTATGAGCATATTCCGTTTATAAAAGATAGATTAGGCATAAAACCCCCAATTATGAGTTCGGAATTAGAAGAATTATTATGTAATTTATTTATGGATATACAAAGTCCTTACGCAAAATACTGCCCCGATGATCGAGTGAACTTTCTTAATTATTATTATACTATATATAAATTATGTGAATTATTAGACCAAAAACAATTTTTACCCTATTTTCCCATGTTAAAAGATAGAGAGAAACGCATTGAACAAGATGAGATTTGGAAAAAAATATGTAATGAACTTGACTGGGAATTTATACCAACTGTTTAATATTTTTTTTTATTTTTATTTTTATTATTTTTTATTTTTATTTTTATTTTTTTTTATTTTTATTTTTATTTTTTTTTATATTTTTATAAATTGTATAAAATTATTCTTTATATCCGCAACACCCTAGACATGCGCAACAATCGCAGTTATCGTCACAGGGGGGTTTGTCATAAACATGTGACCCAATTTTAAATTTCAAATAAGACTGCTCATGTTTTACCGGAAATTCGTTAGTATATTCGTTTATTCTGCTCAATTGTATCATTTGTTCATTTGTGAGAAAGGCAAGTTTAATTGTGCCCTTTACGCTCCCCTCGTCAAAATCTACATCATCTCCAAAATAATAACGTAGAGTATTTGCTATATATCTAAATTCCATATTTGAACCTCTGCGTGCGCCTTCTTCTTCTTTGCTTAAGCCTTCAAACGGATATTCAACGCCATCTTTCACGAAAATCGGATTGGTAACAATATCATAATAATTTACATTATAACTCATTTTATCTTTTTATATGGTGGTGTATGTTTGTTTAATCATAAAAGCATTTCAATTTTTTGAATAAATAAATTAATAATTAAAATGATTTTTGAATTAAATGATTTTTGAATTAAATATAAATTGTAATATTTATTTTAAAGGAATAATTTTATTTAATAATTTCCGGCTTTGTCTCTTTACAAATTTACCTCTTTTATAACATTTTTTTGTTGATATTCGCTTAGAATCAATTATCTCTTTTTCATTTATTCCATATTTCTTTAAGTTAGAAAACCGATTTGAATATATAAACATATTATTTACAGATATAAGGCGTTTTTTCAGACACGCATCTAAAGTTCCAACAATTATTTTTATACGTAATCCCGCAGGGAAAACTATTTTTATTGCGCCAATTCTCCCAACACCCGATAATGTTACAAATTTGTTATTTGCCACTTCTGCGATAATTTCTGAATTTATTGACACAAATGGACTATTTAAAAAAAGATCAGATGATAAATCAACAAATCCATTTTTTCTCTCTAACATTTTTATTTCTTCTTTGTGTTTTTTTAAAAAATGAACTCTATCTAATAATTTTTTAATAGCAGGCGCTCTATCTATAGAATGTAATAAATTTATATCTTTTGAATTAACAATCTTTATTGTTTTTGTATGAGCATGATGATTCATATAATTATTAACTTCTCCTGTTGTCCTAATCATTAACTGGGTTAATGGTTCTATATTTGATTTTATTTCTGGAAGTTTATCATACCAATATTTTATTTTGGAGAATTCAGACATTATATTATAATATATTATAATATAATATATTATTAATCCCACTTTGTATCTCTTAATTTTTTACCTCCATCATAATTAACAGCATATCCTTTATCAACCATCCATTTATTTACATGTATATCATTATGGTAAATATCAGCCAATAGACGACCATATTTTTCTTTACTATTATTTTTTAATTCAATGATTTCACCCAAAATTAAATTTTGTAAGGCATCTCTAGATTTAATAGCCAAATTACGTTCTTTTTCCCCCTTACCGTGTATTTCTGGCGAATCAATGCCGTTTAAGCGCACACTAAATCTATATACAGGTGAATCATTAAATGGCAATTTCGCAGCGACAGTGATTGTATCACCATCATAAACTTTTATTACTTTCGCAAATCTAATTTCCGGTATAAACTCATTTGTTTCTTTATAAGTAATATTATTTAGATATAAATTATTACTTATAAAAACTGTACTTTTCTCTCTACCATTTTTTTCTTTATTTACATTATATTCTTTTACCGGAAAACAACAAAAGATATTTTTACGAATCCATTTCATCATTTTTATATTGATAAGTTATATTGATAAGTTGTAATAATTAACTATTAATTATTTCAATTTTATGATTAATTAATATTTAATTATTAATATTTAATTTTATGATTAATTAATTAATAATATTAATTTACAGCCCACCCGGAAACCCTACCAGATTCGCACCAATACCAAAGCCTGCACCAGAGCGAGCATTAACACCCATGCTAGGAATATAAGTGTCCAAAATGCTAAAGGTTGCCGCAGCGGTCAACGCAATCATCGCAATTTCATCTAAATTCAAAGAACGCTTAGGGATGGCAAAGGCCGCAATGGCCACCATAAAACCTTCAACTAAATATTTAATAGCCCGTTTAACTAATTCGCTAATATCAAGACCATCCATAAATCGCATATTATACTAAATATATAGAAAAAAATTTTTAATGAAAAGAATTAATATATGCTAAAGTTTTTATATTAAATTTAATATATTATTGATTAAACGAACTTAAAATATATTCATTATAATAAGTTATAATGAATACTCAACAAACTCAAGAAAATCTTAATTTTGAACATAGATTTAATCTCGATGGCTCATCTAATCCAAAATATGTTGACCTATTGGATGAAGATAAACCCCTTTCAGGCCAAAGGTATGCATGTCTTTCCTTTATTTCCCCCGAAAAAATACTCAAACAACGCGAATTATTTAATTTTGAGACTTTCCTAAAGCAATGGGATATGAATAAATCTCTTCAAAAATATAATCATTTTATGAGTTTTCTCGCATATAAATATGGCTTAAATTTTGATAATTTAACCAAGGATTTACAAGATTTCTGTGCTGAAGAAAAAGAAAATTTATTTACATATACGATTGAAGATGATTATAAGAATTTTATTGATTTAAATGAGAAGAAACTGGATGATTCCTTTAATTCTGCACATAAATTCCAGACGAGCGTAAGAGGCGTTAAAGTGAGAGGTTGTTATCCGAGTCAACAAGAAGCCGAACTACGCTGTAAATTGTTGCGCGAGGTTGACCCAAACCACGATGTCTTTGTCGGTCCGGTGGGTATGTGGATGCCTTTTCATCCCGAAGCCTATAAAACTGGACGCGTTGAATATTTGGAAGATGAATTAAATCAACTTATGCATGAGAAGGATAAAAATGAAAAGCAAGCAAAGACTGAATTTGACACTCGTGTGCGCGAAACAAAGGAAAAGGCTATTGCGGATAACATGAAAAAAGCCCTTGAAAGTGGAAATGTGCTTACGCAAACCATAAATGCGGATGGACAGTTGGTAAGTGTAAAGGATATGAACACCACCGAAATTAGTCTTAACGAAAATAGTTCTTTATCTGATATTCGCAAAGAATTATTTGAAGGCGAAAATGTAGTTACTGATTTTAAAAATTCTGACCACGGGCTTAGTGAGTTAATCAATAAGCAATAAATAAGCAATAAGCAATAAGCAATATATATATATATATAAAATTGAATTTTGAAAATATAATATATAATATAATTTATTATATATTATAAGAATGCTGTGCGATTTTCAAAATTGTGATAAAAAATTAAGGCTTTCCGATAAAATAATAGGATTATGTAAATGTGAAAAAACTTTTTGTCTTCTCCATAGATTAGGTGAAATGCACAATTGTGGATACAATCATAAATCAGAAATTAAAATAGAAGAATTTATTGAGAAAAATAAATGCGTTGCTGAAAAAACAATTAAAATTTAAATGTATATTTTTACCATTTCGTTTTTTTTACACTAATTTTTGGACCAGCACCGCGTTTTTTTGCGTTTTGTGGGTCATATGTATCCTCCTCTTCATCTGAATTAAAATCTTTTGATAAATCCCAAAATTCTTTAGAACCGAGTTTAAAGGGTCCATGGGGTTCGGCTTTATACCAAAAAATCTGGTCGTGTAATTTATTTGATTTGGAGTTATTATTAATAACAAGACATTCAAAGTTTTCCGTACATTGGTCCATGACTTGGCAAAAAGATTCAAATGTCGGAAACATGCCGGCATAATTTTCCCAAATACGTTTTCTATTCGCAATATAGGGTTCTCTGAGAATAAAAACATAATCTATATTTGTTCTTAAATTAGGCGGTATACCGAGTGGATACTGCATTGTAATAATTAACATAATTTTCCAGTGACGCCCGTTCATAAATAACAAGCGCATCATTTTATCTTTTGTCCAAGTCGCATCATATAAACAATCATCTAAAATAACAAAGGCTCTCGGGTCAATTGTCGTCCTTTTATATTGCTCCATATCTTTTTTAACTTGTTTTAAAACCGTTTTTTGCCGTTTAAGAATGTTCTCTATAATCGCCGTATTATATTCATCGTGAATAAACAATTTTGGCACATGTGACCCATAAAACCCATTTCCGGCTTCTGTTCCGGATATAACGGTGCCTATAGGAATATCTTGATGATAAAATAACAAATCTTGAACCAGGTAACTTTTACCTGTATCACGACGACCAATTAATACCACGACAGGGCCTTTATTTTCATCTGGTTTAAAACTAATATCGCGCATATTAAATTTTTTTAATTCTAAAGTCATCTATACTTTTTTAATATTATAAACATGTTTTTTTACCGCATATATTAATTAAATACACATTAATTAAATACACATTAATTAAATACACATTATATTAATAATTAATTAATATTATAATGAGTTAAAATAATAATTAATTTATATTTATAACAACTAATGAAGTTTTCTTATAATAAGAGAGATAATAGTAAACTATTTAGTTCTTTAGAAAAAAAAGATTCAGCAAATATTAGTAAAATACAAAATTATATTCCATTATATCATAAATTTTTTACCCTAAATCAATCTAATTATAACAGTATTAATCTAGATAATTCCTTTTCTCTCTATAATATTTCTGAAAAGGAATCAGATAATAAATTTGAAGGAACCGTCAAGGATAAAAATA